TCCCAGGAGTCTTGATAGTCCCCGCAGGAGCGCCGGATTGATACAGCGCAATTTGCGTTACAGTGCCACCGCTTATGCCCTGTGACACCAGTTGAGCTGTGACCAAAATGCCATTGACGATTGCCGTAGCGGGAAGCGCCGTAAAACCAGAAAATAGAAGGTCGCTAAGTGCAGTGGTAGCCGGTTCGAAATGAGTTCTTACCTGAGTGCCAACATGCTCCCAATCGCCGGAAATCGTTAGATTGGTAGATGAACTTGTTTGGATTCCAATACCGACGCTGGCAAATGGCGTGAAGCTATAGGCGTATCCAACCTTCCCGGCCGGCGGGGATGGTTGTGTGGCGATGTTGAGCGCCGTGGAAGAAATAGTGAAGGTGGCAGATGCATGATTGGACACGCCAAGGCTATCGGTGACTTGAAAGGTCACTGGATATATACCGGAAACTGAAGGCGTTCCTGTTACGTGGCCGAGCGCATCCATGAGCATCCCCGGAGGCAGGCTTCCCGCAACCACGATAAACGCATAGGGCGCTGTGCCTCCTGCGGGAGTTACGGCTCCCGAATAGGCAGTGCCGATGGTCCCTGTATTCGGGGCAGGAGGCGCGATGGCTAATGTCGGGTTGCCGATGAATACCGAGAATACTCGGGTGAGAGTCGTAGCTGCCGAGTCGGTTACCCTTATCGCGAAAGTGAAGTTCCCAGACGCGGTAGGCGTACCCGAAAGGATGCCTGTAACCGGATCGATAGTGAGGCCGGGAGGAATGGCGCCCGAAGCAACCACATAACCGTACGCGGGAGCTCCGCCCCAGGCCTGCATCGCTGAGCTAGAATAGGCGATGCCCTTTTCCCCGAAGGCTATGGGGCCGGAAACCGACTGCCAGTCGAGCGTAGGTGCGGAAATTGCGAATGGCAGCGACTGCGAAACCGTGTCGCCTGCAAGATCGGTAGCCGTGAACGTGACTGTATAGTTTCCGGCAGTGATCGGAATTCCGACAAGCGATGTGCCGTTGAACGTTAGGCCCGGAGGCGGAGTTGGACTAACGAGCGCCCGCGACGGACCCGTCACCGGGAAATCCAACCCCCAGAGCGATGCCCTATATCCATCGCTGATGAAGGTTCCGTCGAACTTGCGCATGTTCTGGCGTGTCGTCGCATTGCCGAAGAAGACGAAGTTGTTGGACGTGATGAAATCGAATGGCTGGGCACTCGTGGAAGTATTGTCAGTGTAGATTTTGACGAATGACTGGTCTACACCAACCTCATACTTCCAGACCTGATTGAGCGCGCCGGGAGTCGTTGACTCAACCGATACCATGACGAAGAATGACCCAGAAAACCGCCTCCAGGTATAGAGCCTGCGGACGATTCCGGGAATGATGCTCAAGGCGCTCTCAACCGCCAGTGCGAATCCAGGGCGTTTCTCCATCTCGCCCACAATCGTAGCCATGGTATTCGCAGAGCCAAATACCCAGTGCGGAGACTCATCGACCGGAGACGTATTAGTGCGATAGCCGAGAGTCGGCTTGTCGATGCCCAAATACGTCAGTTGGTTGAGAGGGGCGTCCGCCATGGCTAATACCAGCCGTGCGATTCTAGTTCATCCCCCACCTGTGGAGCTGAATTGAACGTGATGGTATTGTTCAGCGTGGTGTAGCCATAGGGCGTGGTCAGGAACGGGCTGACAATCACTGTATTCTGCACCACCACCCAGAGCGCGGGAGTGTTGCCGAAAGGGAGCGAAAACGTCTTATTCGTTCCGTCGATTGCGCCGACGAGCTGCACATAGAATGCCGTGCCACCAGCCCCATTTGGCCCCGGAGGACCGGTCGGCCCCTGGATCACGCCAGCCTGCCAGGGAGGGGTTGTAACGTTGGCCAGGTTAGCCAGATTGAACGTGCCCGGCGGCAGTTCCACGTTCTTGATGAATGTGGTTACGCCGCCGCTTACCAGTTGGAACTGGTAGTAACTGAGCATGTTCCCGTCGCAGCAAATCTGCGTAATGTTGTCATAGAGCGTGCAGATGACCACGCCGTTGAATGGGTAGAACTTCTGCGTGATCGGGGCCGGGGTAGAAGTATTGACTACCGATGGCTCAGACCCGCAGTTGAGCAGCGTGATGAGGATGTATGCGCCGGGTGTTAACCCGCCCGAAAGGGAACTGACGTTCACCGTTACTGAAACCGACATCCCCACACCTCTCCATCGATCTTTACTTGCCTTCGGGCCGCTTGTCTAAGCCTTTGTCTGCGAGAACTTCAGCCACGTCGTTTACGTGCAGGCAGTCGCACATGCATGCGTAGTCATTCGGGGGCTGAATCGCGGCGATATTGCCATTGCAGTAGTCGTTCCCCGGTGTCCCCGGTGTCGCGCTATGGAGAACACCAAAAGACACAACTTTCCCGCCTTCCAACTTGACAATTTTGTCGCCATTCTTTGCTTCACGTCCGTTGCGATAATGCATTTTCAAATCCTCCTAGATCATCTTACGGAATCCAGATACCTTGTCCACAAGTTTCTGCGCCCAACGAGTCTTCGGGAACAAACGTATCCACGGAACCTTCGCGCTCTTCCTCTGCCGCTGATTCAATCTCACCCATCCACACAGCCAACTGACCCGAATAGACCATGCGATCGTCTTGGAACGATGCTGCCCCGGCGCGCGGATCGTTGTTGGCCTTGTAGAGATAGTAAAGGATGCCCGACTCCGCAAGGTTCGTATAGTTCTCGGGCAGCCAGAGCAGCTTGCCGAGATCGGCCAGCTTAGGCGCGAATGGCTGATATTGCCCGAACAGTTCAAAGGGCTGGTCGGCTGGAACGTAGGTCGCCCTGCTGAGCCGCCATGTCCCAGAGTTCCCAATCTGCGTGATTTGCCGAATCCGCTGGGCCGTGTTGGGGTAAAGGTTGTTGTCCAGCGTCTTTACCACGTCTAGCGGGTAGAAAAAGAAGGCAGGGGAGTCAACTGTCACATCCTGCCCCTGGACATATTGCTGCGAGAGGATTGCTGCTTGCAGCGCCCAGTAAGCCGGGTCGTCAAAGGGCGGGACAGTGTTCGACGAGCCTGCGATGGGCTGCGGATAGCGCAGCCATGCCTTGACGAGCCGATAGCAGTCCGCGGGCATAGGGTAGTTCTGCTGTCCGTTGACGCATTCGATCTTCGGCGTGGTGGTCAGCGTGAACTGCCATGAGTGCGCCGTCCAGATGCGACTCGATACCAATTGGCAGATGATTAGCGTGTCTTTGGGAGACACCTGGACCGAGGATGCGCCCTGTCGGCGCGTGAAGTCGAAGATGTCTTGCCACTTCATCGACGACGGCGCAAAGATGCCGACAGGGGCGCTCGGATTGGTGGAGAGAGTGGGCATCTATTCCTTCGGCGAAATGGACGGCAATGGTTCCTTTGGCGCTTCAGATGGGAGCGGCGCCGGGGCGAGATGCGGAGGAAAGTGAATGCCGTGAATATCGCGCAGCCAGCGAAGAACCGCATCGAATCTATCTTCAAGAGTGAGGGGCTTCTCGGCACCGGGAGGAAGCGCTCCATTCATTGAATAGGCGTAGTTCTCCGCGTCCTGCTTCTGAGCGAATTCATATCCGTTGATGTAGTATTTCCCGTCAAGGACATAAATGGTTTGGTGGTTGCGGCCATAGGTTTCAGTGGCCTTCTCCACATAGAAACCATCGACGGGTTGTGCTCCCTGCGGAACAGATGGATCGCTCATTTGAAACTCCTTATCCAAAGATGATGGTTGCGCCAGCCGGAACACGCGGCACCGGCGGGGGGGTGATGTTGCGGGAAGCGGCAACGCGGTTGCGGATGATCGCGTGCGCGCTCGGCCCCCACTTATCGACATTGAGGCCGCTCTTGTTGGCTTCCACGTCGGTAGCCTCGAAATCGTAGCTCTTGTGGCAGTGCGAGCAAAACACATGCGCCCAGCCGTTCGAGAGCACCTGGCCGCGAAAATTCGTCTGGCCATTGGGCATCGCGTGTGAGCAAGATTCCTGCCGCTCGGCAATCTCGGCCTCCTGCGCCTTGGCCGCTTCGACCCGGCGCAGAGTCTGCTCCATGAGTTGCTGCTTCTCGCGGTCGGCCTTCTCCTGATCTTCCGCAGATGGAGCCTTGAGTTCCCGGATGGCGGCGAGGGTCGTTTCGCGGTTCTCGGCGCTCATCTGCTGCATGGCGGCGATAAAAGCAGCCACGAGGTCATTGGATCCGGTCGAGGGGGTAACTGCCTGCGTCACAGCCGCTTCAAGAATTGGCTCATTGAGTCCTTCGGTTTGCACTGATGCCTCCTGCGGCTTGCGCGATTTTCCTTTGGGCCATGCCATGAGAACTCCATTCAACGAAATCGTATCACGACAGGACTTCATACCACCGCTGCGAGTCGCGTCCCTTGGAAATGGCGAACTCGCGCTCGGCGCCTTCGATGGTGATAAGCCGCTCTTTGATGAGCCGCTGGAGCACCATCCGCCACCCGCGAATCTGCCCAACCATGCGCTTGACGCCGAACCTGTCATCGGCTACCTTGCGCACCGTGAATTCGGGGCTTAGCCCGGTCCATTCCATCCCGACGATGTGACGAAGGCCAGAATAGATCAAGTCGTCCAGATTCGTCACTCCGTCGTAGTGGTAAACCGCGCCGATGGTGGGATATTTAATCGACTGGAAGAACCGTAGATTCGGATTCAGTCGGGTGAGCCGGTCGATGATCTGCTGGCGGGTGAGCGGTCGGCCCAACTGCTCTTGCGCCGACGTCGTATCAACGCCGCCGTCCTTGCCCTCAACCGCGGCGAGGCGCTTGGATTCGGCATCCTGCAAGGCGTCGGCTTGGCGCTCAATCTCGCTATCGTGGATGGCGCGTTCGATCTGCCGGTCCAGTTTCGCGCTGTCGATTACCTGCGGTGAACTCATGCAACTATCCTAATGCAAGAACGGCCTCCCGAAAGAGGCCGCTTTGCTTGCTACGGGAGAAAATTATAAACCAATCTGCCCGCGATTGATGGTGTTGGCGTAGAGCGTGAACGGAATCGTCGGGGTTGCAGTGCCCCCAACGGTATAAGCCAGCCGCACAAACTTGACGCTGACGGGCGTATTGGTTGCGGTCGCGCCTCCGGTCGCAGCCGTTACGCCAGCCGAGGCCGCATCCGAAATCGAGACCATCTTGAAGATAATCCAAGGATCGGTTGCAGCGGTGCCGGTCGCCGTAACCTGCGTGAACCGCAAAGGCAGGTTGACCCAGGTGGTGCCGCCGTCGGGCGAGTCCTGAAGAACCGCGTCAAAGGTCGGGTTAGTGCCGCTCACGGTGCCAATGGCCAGCAAGAGGCGATAGGCGTCCGCATAGGGCAGCACGAAAGATGCGGTGTTTCCGGTCGCCAGGGCGGTGCCGCTGGTGAGCTTCGTGTAGCCGGGTTGAATCATTCCTGCGCTTGGCATGAATTACTCCTAGACCGCTTCGGTCTGTAGAACGTCCTGAATCGCGACGTTGTTCGCGTTGCTGGTATTGAAAATACCTGAAATCGCGAAGAAGAGGGCGAGTTCCGCTGTGGGTGCCGGGATAGCCACCACCGTGGTATTGGACTGGGTTGAAACCGCCTGCGTGGTCAGGTAGCCGGTCAGCGGGGTGATCGCAGCCGATGCCGTCAAGGTCGTCGCCGCCGAGCCCGCCACGAGGGTCGTCTCCGAACCGGAGATGGTTCCCGAGATAACGCCGGTATTGGGGTCCCAGTAGAGATTAGCCGCAATCTGCCAGATCCCCGTACCTGCGGCGGATGCCGTGGCAGCACTGAGCGCGCCGACGTTGTTGGTCGAAGTGGCGGCGAGAAAGTTCGGCCCCGTCCCAACCGCGCCGATAACCAGCGTCGGAATGAAGGTGCCGGACACGCCGTAGGTCACGCGGCCAGCCGCCCGAACGATCAATTCCACCAGGTCGATCTGATTCGACACGCCAGAGCCGGTCTGGTTATAGCCGCGATAAGTGGCGTAGGCCACCTTCAGGACTTGGGTTGACGCGACGGTAGCGATGGGCGACGGAGCCTGAAGGAAAAGCGTTCCCGAGGTCGGGTTGACGAGATTCCCTGCGGCTTTTGCGATATAAGGACTGTTGCCGTTTGCCATAGGGTCTCCTTTAGACCAAGCTCGCATCGCAAGTGATGATGCGCATACGCTGAGGATCGGTGATCTTGGACGCCATCACGAAGCGGTAGCTTGCAATGGTGCCGATTTCGCCGGTTGGATTGCTGGGGCCGATTCCGGGCTTGACCACCGAAACCTTAAACCGCTGATTCTTGGGGTCGGTGACGGTCGAGGGGCCAGAGCCTGCCAGCGGAATCACGCAGAAGCTCTGATAGCCGAAGACATACGCCGAGAAAAGCTGGTTCGGGGCGGTGCCTGTGATGTTGACGTTGGTGGAAGACATGATGCGGCAACCGGCCACCTTGCCGATCTCGCCATTCAGCAACTTCATGCCGTTCTGGTACTTCATGCAGTCGATGAATCCGCCCGCCGTGTTGTCCGACATAATGTCGTATTCGACGTATGGATGAATGACCGCCATCCAGTCGCCCGAACCGTAGGGCCGCACATTTGAGCCTTTCATCAGGCTCGTGTTCGCCTTGAAGTCGGCAACCGAGAGGTTCGCGCCGATGGTCGGCACGGTGTAGGCGGTATTGGAATCAATCTCCGCGCGGGTGATCGAATCGGTCGAGAGCGCAGCGCGGAAGGACAAATCCTCAACCATCTGCGCAGCCGCACCGATGGAGTTGATGTCCGTCTCGTCGTAGAGGGTGGAGGAGTCCATGTAATCCGAATATTGCTCGACAATCGAGGTAATCGGATAGCTGGACTGTGGCACTGGGTTGGGGTTCACGCCTTCTGCCGCCGGTACTGTGTTCTGGCCGGGGAGATTGAAGCGGAACATCTGAATCGTGCGCCCCACATTGCGGGGCAGGGGAACCTTGAAGCCGAGTTGCCAGAAGTAAAGCTCCGGCATGAGGCGGTCAAGTCCCTTTTTCACGAAGTAGATCGCGGATGCCTGATGCAACAGGCCCGGATTGTTCGTAGTTGTTCCAACGGGAACTGCGGGCATAGCATATCTCCGAGGTGAGGAATGATGGTCAGCGTTTTACCGCAAATCCACTTCCGGGGGTCACTCGGAGTGCTTAGCTCGGTGGCGGGGTCGCCTTCACTTCGCTGTGCTAAAGATAAACACAATTCCCGCAATTCTGCAAACTTTATTTACTGCGTGCTCCCCCCTGTCAGCAATTCCTGCAACTGATCGGCGCTCATTGCCCAGAGATCAGTCTCAGTTGGCGCACCTTTCCCTGTGTTGGCGGGGGCAGTCCCGGCGGGAGGCGGGGGCATCGCATTCCTGGGCGCGGCCGGGCGAGCCGGGGAAGCAAGAGCAACACTCATCTCGCCCTTGGCCTTGAGCGTGTAGTAGGCCATTTCCGCCGTCTTTGCATTGAAGGGAAGCTGATTCGATTGCAGGAACTGGTCAATTTTGTCGGCATCGGCCTGTGATTTCGAGAACTCGGGCACGGCGCGGAAGAAGTTAGCTGCCTCGAAGTTGGCTTGCTGCGCTGCCATGAACTCCTGCTGAGCCTGCGCCGTTTCCTGTTGTTTGGCAAATGCGGCCACCAATTCTGCGCCATTCTTGACGCCAAACGCCGGGGCCATCAAGTCGGCAATGGCGAGGGCTGTTGGATCAACGGTGGGAGCGGCAACCGGGGCCACTGGCGCAACGGGTTCAGGAGTTCGGGAAAGCTCGGTGATGCGCCGGGAAGCGGCAACCTGGGCCTTGGCAAGCTGCGCGTATAGCTCGGTATCGTCCTTGCCGCGATAGACCTGCCCGGTAGCGAGGCGCATCTCGCGCTGCCCATTTTCGAGCGTGGCGAAGGTAAAGTCGGGGTCCGGTGCCGGAGAGTCCATAGTCGCTGGGTCGGCAGCGGGAGGGTCAGCAACGGGCTCAGGTTCGGCGGGTGCGCCAGCTTCCAAGAGTGCTGCGTCAAAATCTGCGTCTCCGCTACCAGCCGGAACGGTCGGTTCTGCTTGGATCGGGTCGGGCATCTTCATTCTCCAGTTCTGCTGATTTTAGCGCAAAGGCCGAATCCATCACGGTCTGCTCAAGGGTTTTGATTACCAATCGCCGCTGCTGCCAGGCAATGATCGCCGAGCGACAAGCCTCGAAGTCAGTAGCGGGGGCGTTCAATGCCGCCAATTCCAGCCGTTCGCACTCCGCTGCCTGAAATTGCAGGAAATCGCGGAAGGCTAATGAATTGGCGAGGTCGGCGTAGCTGATGGCCAGTTGCATTTCGTCCGGCTGCATTTTATCCCAACTTCGCACGGACGAAACAATCCTTGGCCTCCAGCAGTTTGCGAAGTCCAGCAGACTTCTCCGCTCCGTCTGGAAGGGTGGTGTCGAATGCGACGGCCATCTCTCCGATAGGTTTTGATACTTCCTGCAAATGTGAGGGCAAGTGGTCGAAAGCGAAATACTTGAGAATTGGCGATGCCATTTTTGTTTCCTCCTTATTGGCCTTCTAAAATCTGCGATGCCTTGATCTCCGCATCCCGCGCAATGCCCAGCACTTCATTCAGCGCCCCGATCTGCGCCAGAGCGTTCAAGGTCGCCACGATGATCTGCGTTTCATCCCGCTCATGGGCATCTTGCGACATGGCGCCAAGGCGCTGCTGCTGAAGCGCCATCTTCTCTTGGCCGGCCTGTTGCGAGCGCTGCTGCTGGGCCTGCATCTCCTGCGGGGTCATGGGCCGGAAAAGGTTGAACGCCTTCACGTTGTAAACATCCAGATAGAACTCGGTGAATTGCTCAATATCGAGCGTCTTCTGCTGCTGCTCGCCCATCGCGGTGATGATTTCAGGGTTGAGCACGTACTGCGTCAAAGTCTGAAGGCCACCGCCCTGCATCGCCGCCCGCATTTTCATGTTGTTCGCGGTCTTGAGCTTGAACTTGGGGTCTGCATTGAGAATGTCCACTGGGTCAACCTGGAAGTTCTGCCCATCGGGTCCGAGGATCGTCAGAATCTGCTGGGGGTCCATGAACATACAGATCAACTGCCAGAGTTGGGTGAGCATTGGGCTTAAGGTCTGATCCTCGATATTCGCCACGAGGCCATGAACGCGCGTATTGCTCGCATTAGTCTGCGCCTGAACGCCAGTCGCTGTTCGGTTGGCAGAATTACCGCCAGATGAAGGCGAACCAAGAACGGCGAGGTCCGTGATCCCGGTAACTTTCTGGTCGTTGTTTTCGACAATCTGCACCTCCGTAAACGCCTGCTGGGTGACGTTGCCCATTTCGAGCCGCACCACATCCTTGCTGGGGTCTTCCGCTTCCCAGTTCGCACCTGGCCGCAATTTCATCTTGCTCTGCGTCCGCGCCATGCCCAGTTTGGTGATGAATGGAGGGTGCAGGATAAGGTTCAACTCGTCCAGGCGGCCGTCAATGAGCGTTTTCTTGAGCTTCTGCCCAGATTCCAGCAATTCGGGGATCGAGTATCCGTAGAAGCTGCCCAGGGCGTTGACATAGCACCAGTTGAGAAATGGCATCGCCTGATACTGATTCGGCATGTTTCTCGCCACATGCTCGCGGCCAATCAGCCAGACATGATGATCGCGCTGCCAATATCGCAGCACTTCTACCCGCGCCAGTCTCGGATCAACCGACTGATCCTGTCCGGGCTGATAATTGACCCCTCGATAGCTCTGAATTGCCTGCCGGGTGGTGTCGCCGTCCGTGAAAGTCTTTTGCTGCGAGAGACGATATAGCGTCACATCGTGGGGGATATCGAAGCCATCCTGCCCGCGATAACTGGCCAGCTCCGCAATCGTCATCATCTTGCGGCGAATCGTAAAACCTGCCTGCTGGGGATTAGTTGACCGGCAATTCGGGTCGATGTAGAAGTCCATCAAATCAACCGGATCGAGAAAGAACTGGCTTACCGTCTCCGGCTTATAAAACTGCTTCGCATAGCTTACCGTGCGCCCGGTGTGCATGGGAATCTGGACCCCCGGCAGCATGGGATGCTCGCCCATTGCCACTTCCGGCTCAACCATGCGCTGCCAGTTGATCGCCATCTCTGTGCGCGGCCCGTCCCATCCCCATTCCCAGATGCCATTGCCGAGAACGACGCCATCCTCCGTCATTCGGTCCACACAGGAGCGGAAGCTCTGGAACTTTACCATTCCTCCCAAAGACTTCAACTGATCCTGCATGAGAGCGCGGACCTGGTGCAACTGGGTGATGGTCGTACCGCTTGACGCCGCTTCCACGTCGAAATCAAGGTCAGCCCCGCAGATCGCGTCAATCAACTGCGGTCGTAGGGCGTTGACCTGCGTAAATGCGTGCCAGATTTGCATGTTGGCGCGCGGAGTCCGTGAACCGTCCCAGTATTTCTCGCCGTTCCGCACTGCCGCATAGATACTTGCTGCATTCTGCCATTTGGTCTCGTAGTTGGTCGCTCGGTCGCTCGCCGCGCGATTGAAGTCGCCCAGTACGATGCGCTTGGCTTCCTCCGCCGACCACTCGCCGCCGCCAATCGGGATGCCTTCGCTGGTTCGCTGCTCATACCCGCCAAGAGGGGGAGCAGAATTGGCGTCCGATGCCGGACTTGGGACCATCGGAGGCGGGGCATTCGCGTCTACAGTGACCATTGGCTCACTTTACCACCATTCAGGTTCAAGGCAGATATCAACGCACGGAAGACACATATAGGAGGTACCGAAGTGGCCTTCACATTTTCCTGATTCTCGAAAAGCTCTCGTGCCTGCTGGAATTGGGTGTTGCATGTCGCCCTTCCAGCCGAAACAGGTATGCTCCTTGCGGGTCGTGACGAGCTTCGTTTTTCGCGCTTCGACCTCTGCGGGGAAGTCGTCGGCCGCACCGGGATCGAAAGCCAAATATTCATCATCTGTATGGGCAGGAGCGGGACCTTTCCTATGCGCCATCACCATTCGATAAACCTCTTCAATCCAAACGGTATCACGCCGGGAACCCTGTGTCATGGTCCACCTTTGGGTAAAACTGGTCCTCGTCCTGATAATGCTCGGCCAAAAGCAGCGAAATCGGGTCTCGAAGCGCGCTCGGGACGTTATATTCCTCGGTTCGGCTCGACAGCACCCCGGAATTCACGCCTTTGCCCTCCAGCATCAAATCTGTCAGCGTATCCAGGAAGTCGTCGTGCCGGTATTTCGGGAAGCCCTTGATTTCGGTCTCGATCGCGGTACGATACGGCAATGAATCTGAAAAACGAATATTCCCCGCCTGAAACCAGGGGCGAAGTCCCCGAATTTTCGACTTTTTGGACTGCTGATTGTCCGCAGGTTCGGCTTGAATGGGCAGGAATCGCCCGCGCTTCGACATCTCCCGCCGAAGGGATGCCAGCAACACTCTTTCGAGCGCTTGCTTTTGAATCTTCAACTTCACGATACCGGGGAACATGTCGAACACCCTGAAAATCCATTCGATAACCTCCTCAACAGGCGGACGCCCATACAGCATGAACGGCACGTACAGCCGCGCATTGGCAAACCCGCCCACCGTCAGCACAGTAAAGTCCGAATCATGCCCCTTCACGTCTTCCATGCCTGCCACGTCGAGCGCAGCATAGAGGCTCATCCTCGGCAAAAGCTGATCCATCACTTTTTCAGGCGTCCAGATCAACTGCTTCACGTCGTCAATGAGCCCCTGGCCGGCCACAATCGGATTCATCAGGTACTGGGCGGCCAATTGCGCCGGCCCCTTCATGGGATCGTCCTCAATCTCCTTCAGCGCCGCATATCCCATCCGCTCGGGCCACAGGAAGGGTCCTTCTGGCCAATTAGGAGCCGCACTCCGCACCACCAAGTTGAACGCATCCGGAAGCCCCTTCGTCCGCCGCGCCGCGTGATCGTTCCGCCGCACCTGGTACAAATCCGAGAAATCCCAAGGAGTGCCCACCATGTCCGTCCAGCCCTTCAGCGGCTTCTCCACATCCTCCGTGTTGTACTTCTCCAGCAGATCGCCCATCGAACCCGCGTGCCGGATTACCTCATCAATCCCATTCTGCGAGCTCGAATTGATCTTCTCCACCAGATCATCCGACTTCTGCACATCCCCGTGATACCCGGTGATCGCCGAGCCCACCGTGGATGCAAGAACAGTCGGCTCCTTGCCGCCCGGACCCAGTTTCTTGTTGTTGTTGTCCCGCGCCGGACACGTAAACCCGCTCAAATTCCCCAAATCCGGCACCTTCCCGTCCTTCGCCACCGGGCACAACTCAGGGAAAAGCAGCCGCAACTGATCGTTCAGAATGAAGTGGTTGCGAATCTCGATGATGATGCTTGTGACCAGCGTCTCTGTTGCGGTGGTCAGGAGAATTCGGACATTCGGGTAATTCAAAATCCACATGATGCTGTGAGCGATCGTAACCAGTGTCGACTTGATATGCCCGCGAGGAAACAGAATCAGATTGTCCCGGCTCTGCTCGAACCCCTCGTTCGGTGGCAGCAAATCCATCTTGCACTTTGGCTCCCATAGAACCTTGCCCTCCATCGCAGCCCTGTAATCGTCCACCGTCTTATGGAACTCAGTCGCCCCCGGAAACTTCTGCAACGCCGCCAGAATCGGCCCATGCACCCGCTCGGACACATCCGGGTACCCAAGAACCACATTCGACAGCCACACGAGGTCTATGCGCGCCTTGTGCCGCTCTGCGTGCCACCATTCGAGGTAGCGGCCTACGTTCTTATCAGTGATCTGCACTAGCGCAACCGATCAGCTATTTTCCCCGCGATATTCGAGGCTATGCCAGCGAGAATCAGTCCCACAAAGCCAAGGATGCACGCCGCCACTATCAACTCGGCTAGATAAATCATTTCTTCATGCTCCGCACAGCGTCGCCAAGGCCTGGGAACTTCTTCGCAACCTTTGCGTCAATGCTTGCCCTCAATTGCGGACTCGGGCGTCCCATACGCTCCGCGGCTATACCGTGGCTCTTGTCTGGAATCGGATATGTGCGATTCGGTCCCGCGAATGCTGAATCGGGGAGTGCGTTACGCCGCGCTGCTGTCAATCTTGCCATGCGTCACCTCAAGAGCATCATAACCGCTCCCGGTTTTGGTGGTAATTTTTTTGTGGCGCGCGTGGAGCTAGAATGGCGAGGCGTTTCTATGAAGTTTCCTCCAAGCCTCTTGTTCTACATCCCGAAGTCCCTTATACGTGCGGTCGCCATTCATGCAGCCCGACTCGTCATGCCCCGGCGAACCACACTTCACACAACCATTCTTAGGCTCCTCGTGGATAATCACCGCGGTGCGCAGCGACGATAGGCAGAAGTCGCGAAGAGTCAGATCGCGCGACAATGCGAAAGCCTTCAGCGCCTTCACTAGATCAGGGTCAACGTTGCGAATATTTAGGTCCATGTGACAAGTGTAACACCGCCTCAGTTTTTGTCCAGAATTTTCTATGTCGCGGGCGTGACCATGTGCCGCCGACTCCCGCCACCAGTACCCCCGCCAGGGTCGGGCCACCCCGGCGCCTCGGCTTGGGACTCCAACCTTCCGCGCAAACGCAGTCGCGCCGCCGCTCAGTTCGAGCGTAGCTGTGGTGTTGAGTGGTGGAGGATTGGAGGAGCGAGGGTGGA